ATCAAGGCGCACTTGATTGAGAGCCTTGTCTATCTTCAGTTTCTCATCGCGCAAAGCGTCAAGTCGGCGTTTCTCCATGACCTTAGCTACGGCTTCGGGAGGAAGCCCTGTGGTATTTTCAGTTACATAACTCATAATCATTGTTCGTCATAGTCCACACCACCAAATGAATCGCCTATTTCGGGGAATGGAACGGAATCATCATCGGGGGCAGGTGTTTTTATTGCTTGGGGAGGATATGCTTTTGTCATCCAATAGCGTAGATGGCTCTGGCAATCCACGAAACTATCATGGCGTTCTTTATTCTTGCGCTTCTTGTCATCATTACATCGGTCAAGGAAACGGGAAAGGCGTTTGTTATACTCTTCCACAGTGATGTTGAAATCCTCACAGATGGTTTTACGCCATTTTTCGTCAATCCTCATTTGTTCAACTTCCTGCTCGTAAGTTTGAGTATAGGTATCTTCAACAGGAGCAGCCTGTTTTTTAGCACGGCTCTTGCGTCCGCCTTTCTTGCCATTCTCAAACCGAGCGGTATTCACGTCAATGTTAGGCTTAATCAATGTGAACATACCTTTTGCAAAGGGCTTCAAGTTTTCTGGCAGTCTACCTAACAGCGCATACTCTATTATGGCTGTCAAGACCTCCAGCTTTATGTCCTTAGGCAAATCGGCTATAGCCTCGTAAAAGCTTTTGTAAAATATAAAAGAGTCTCTTTCCATTTGGCTTTCTCTAATAAAGCAAGCTATCTGAGCGCCCCGCACCTATTCCAATCCAGGCGCGACCCACGGTCAAATCCGCTTAGTGGATTAAACTTCCTTAATGCGGATTCCATGCACATGTAGCATGAGTTTCCGCTTGATTACATAATCTTTTGTCCGCACGCCTTTGGTGTCCTCGACTATTGTCTGCCCGGTTTCATTGTCTGTATAGACAAAGTCGGCGATGTACTTGCATGACTTTTCAATGCACATGCGGACCGGCTTCCCTTTGAGGTCAGATCCGCATTCGACATACTGGGCAGGGATAAGTTCAAAGGGAACTTGCTCACGGAGGTTAGAGATAACTCCAGCGCGTTGCCATAACTTGAGTTGAACAGCGCGGTTATGCTCCTTGCGAGAGGCGTGTTCGCCGACACGCTTTGCTCCGTATTTGTTGCGCTTGCACGATGACTGGTTACTCCGTACTCCGTGAGCAGATGGATTGACTGGGAACTTAGCCATTGTCGTTAGGTTTAGGCTTGTTATCCTTTGGCGGTATCTCAATCGTGGCAGACTTGACGGTCTTGCAGCCAGTGGCGGTCATTGTGACACTCTCAACGCTGCGCTTGGCCATATTATCAAGTATGGTACGCGCGGTTTGCTTGACATTGGCATCCTTGACACCTAGAGATTTGGAGCCGTCAGCCGAATAGACATACACATCCATTATGCGCGTCTCATCAAGCGTGACAATCTCATAGTCAGCCATCGTTCCCTTCATGTAGGAGACCAGTGTGTCATGAGCCGCATTGATCGAGCCTGCGTTGATGATGTAATGGCACGGTGTTTTTTTCTCACGTCCGCTCTTCTCTTCAATCGTGATGAAGTTGAGTTTCGCTTTGAACCACTTGTCGGCGACATCTGAAGCCTGGGAGTTAGCTTGAGTGAGTTTCTGATACTTGGCATCAGCCTCGGAGTTTAGGCTGAATCGGTCATAGACAATCTCCGAATAGTTGGTTCGTTTGATTGTCACTATGTCAAACTCGCCGGATATATAGGGCGCGATTTCGGATGTTATACGCGCTTCGGCCTCGGTGAAAGTCAAGGCATCGACCAAATACAACTCGGTTACTTTCTTTACTGTGCCGTTCTCCATCATTTTGTCGAACCGCACACCACATTCATAGAGTCTCATTGTTGAGTAGTTCTTTTAGTTCTTTACTGATTCTGAATTTCACGGAGCGGTAAGCAGGAACAACAATCGGTTTTTTGGTCTTGAAGTGAACCGCATTGCGTTCCTCGCGCTGAACGACCGAGAGCGTGCCGAAGCCGCGCAGGGTCACTTCTTCACCTTTTGCGAGTGTTTCCTTGATGACCCTGAGAGCCCCGTCCACCGCTTTTACTGCTGTCGAGAGGAGCAGTTTCTCTGATACAGCCACCTCTCTTGCCAAATCATTTTTTGTCATTTTTTGAGATTGTTAAAAGATTATTGTTCAAAGCGTCACGTTGTGACGATAAGAGTTTGGTTTTTAATTTGTTTGTCAACTGGTTTATCATGTGCGCCCGGCACTTGCATTTCTGCATGGGGAGCGCGTCATATAGTTTCGCAGCCTCATCGAGGTAGGAAATGACCTTTTGTAGGTCGGTCTTGCATACATCAGCCATCGGAATCGGAATTTAGGAAGAGGTCTGCAAGTTGGTTGAAATACATCTCATCAGTTGGAATATCATCGTCAGTTCCCATTATCTGATTGGCGATTGATTTCTTCTTGTGGATGATGTCGTAGAGGGTTCGGTCGATAGTGTGACGGCCGATTAGGTAGTAGCAGGTGACATTGTCCTTTTGCCCTATGCGGTGCGCCCGGTCCTCGCACTGGCAACAGTCGGCATAGGTCCACGGAAACTCCACGAATGCCACGTTGGAAGAAGCTGTGAGAGTTAGACCAACACCTGCGGCCTTGATGGAGCAGATTATCAGTTGTGCCTTGCCCGACTGGAACGCATCTACAGCCGCCTGCTTCATTATCATGGAGTCACGCCCGGTGATGCTGACCGCTTTCGGGAAAGCCTTTTTCAACTCGTCCACAATCTCATGCAGGGAGCAGAAGAGTATGAGAGGCTTGCCGTTGGCAAGGAACGTCTTGACGAAGTCAACCGCCTGCCTGACCTTTCCCTTTGACGAGAGGGCGCGTAGGGTCATGAACTTTACCAACGCTTCCATGCGCATCTTACGGCGTATCTCGTAGTCCTCGCATTTGGCATAAGTACGCAGGTATTCTGCCAAGTCCTCGGCCGCCAGTTCGTATTCCTCGCGATTGGAGATGTCAACATAGAGGTCTGTCCGTGTCTTGTCGGGGAGCTGCGTAAGCACCTTTGCTTTCTCTCGGCGAATCATGCACCGCGAGTAGAGTTCATCGGAAAGGCGGTCAAGGTTGCGAGGCTCGTCATCATCATCTTTACCCCGGCGTTCTTTGGAGATTTCACCACCGCCGTAGTCGGCGAGAAATTTGGATCTACCGCCGAACTCCGCCAGTCGGCCCATGATTGAGAGCTGGGCAATGAGGTCGGCAGGGCGATTGACAACAGGCGTCCCCGAAAGAAGTATGCGCCACTGCTTGCCCTCGACTATGCCACGCGCAAAGATTGTCTGCTGTGCCGAGGGGTCTTTGACCCTATGGCTCTCGTCAATGATTACCGACTTGAAAAGTTGTATGTCCGGACAGAACACCACATCTTTGAGCCGGAACGATTGCCCTTTGCGTGTGTGGATGTCCCAAACAAAAAACTTGCGCAGGCTCTCGTAGTTGACGATGGCGACATGGTGCATACCCATTCGCAGGAGATAGGGCCATGTGGTAGCCACGGAGTTGTCAAGTACCAGTGCTTTCTTGTCGGTGAATTTTTCAAACTCGCGTTGCCAGTTGATTTTGAGAGAAGACGGACAGATTACCAAGCAGGGATAAGCGTTGGCGCAGTCAACAACGCCGATGCTCTGGAGCGTCTTGCCTAATCCCGGCTCATCGCCGATGAGGAATCGTTGCCAACGCAGTCCTGCCTCGATACCCTCTTTTTGGTAAGGATACGGCTCAACTTTGAGGTTATGCTGTAAATTACTCATGCGACAAAACACCAGTATTTGAAAGCGAGGTCTTCGTACTTTTCGCGTCCGCGATTGTAGATGTTATCGCCTCGGTTGATGAATAACTTGAAGATGTTGCAGTTCTTTTTTGATATGGCATAGATGAAATCCTTGTTGGAGTTGGCTATGTCCATGTACCAAGCGCGGGACCGGTCCCAGTCAAAGAAATCCACCGCCTG